GATGAGGATCCAGTTAAATATTTACACGAACAAGTAATAAAAGGCGATAGATCAGATGGTGTACCAAATATATTAAGTGCAGATGATGTATTTGTAACAGGCACTAAACAAAGACCTATAAATAAAAAGAGATTAGAGGAATGGGTAAATATAGAAAACATACCTCTTGGTTCAGAAACTAAAAAGTATTATGAACGAAATAAGAAGTTGATAGACTTGGACGAGATTCCAGGTCTTATATATAATGATATAAAGAGTAAATATATAAATTATAAAGTAAATGACAGGACGCTGTTGTTAACTTACTTTATAGAAAACAAATTGAAATCATTGATTGAAAATATAAATGATTTTTGATAACATGCATGGAGAAATATAATGGCACAAGATAATCCTAACTTGATTTCTAAAAAAGCAATGGAAGCGATGTCTACCACATCTGGTTCATCATATCCATTGATTAATGAAATCTTTTTAAAGGTCAATAACGCAAAAGACAAGCCTAAAAAGATAGATGTTTTAAGACAGTACGATAAACCTGCTTTAAGACAAATCTTAAAAGGTTGCTTCGATCCAAAAATAGAATGGGAACTACCAGAAGGTATACCACCATATATTGAAAATGATGTACCAGCGGGTACAGAACACACACTTTTAATAAACGAAACAAAGAAACTTTGGCACTTTGTTAAAGGTGCAGACGCAGCAACAAATAAACTACAGAAAGAAACTATGTTTATTCAAATGTTGGAAGGTCTACATAAAGACGAAGCAAAAGTTTTATTAGATATGAAGAATGGTACTTTAAATAAAACTTACAAAGGTCTAACCGCAGATATGGTAAGAGAAGCTTTTGGTTGGAACCAAGACTTTGTAAAACCATAACGAATCAATAGAATAAAGGGTGCGACAAGTTGTTGTTCACCCTTTGTTCTTCAATAAACCCCTCATTTTACTACACTTTTTTCCCAAAATACCTGTTGACAAACACCTCTTTTTAGTGTATATTATAAATATGAAAGAGAGGATATTATATTATGCGTAAATTTTTGATAACAGTAATAGTATTAAATTCTATTATATGGTTTGGTCTATCTAGTCTGGCCAAAGCCAACGAGTATAACGAGGCAGTTGTTGGTCACGTTATATCAGAAACAATTAAAGGTACCGATATGGACCATAGTAAATTGTTAGAGGCCGAAATGAGTAAGATGGCACATACATTTGCTTTACAAATGGTTGGTGTACTACAACAACATTTACCTTACATTATGGATTCCGTAATGACACAATTAAGACTTGACCTTGATAAGAAACATAAGTGCTTATTATTAAAAGATTCTAAAATCGAGGATAAAGAATGTCAAAACAAAAAAACAAATCAGTGATAAAAAAAGTATTTAAACGAGAACTTGTAAGTAATCGTAAATATAAAACTACTTACAAAGATATTAAAAACTATTTTCAAATGATTAATAAAGCTGTATTTGATAATAAGTTGGCACCGTTTAATGAAATCTTAATTAAAAAAATTTATAAAGACAAAAGTAAAAAATATTGCTATGGACAAGTGACTGTGTGGGAGTGGAAAAGAAAAGGCACTCAACAATTTCATTTAGAAATGTTACCTGAATATAGAACTAAAAAAGATTTTGTGGACACTCTTGGACACGAAATGGTCCACCTATATCAAATGGCCAATGTAGGTGACTCTGGAAATCATAATAAATTGTTTTACAGTTTTAGACCAAAGTTAAATGCGATCGGCCTTGATTTATAATGAAAGAGATATATTATGCCAGAAGTGAGAAAGAAAAGCAAAGAAATAGACCATTACGTTAAACAACACGTAGGAGAAGCTTTGTTACAGTTAAGAGAACTATCTAAACCAAGTAATAGATCAGGTGTAAGTAGAGTTTACTACACAGGTAATTGGGTAAATGACATTTACAATAATTACACAGAAAAACAAGCACAAAAAATATTTGATAACGCCAATCAATATAGAGATAAGTTAGATTTTTTTCAAAAAAAGTTACCTGAAACTTATGAAGATTACAACGAAAAGACTTTACAAGCATACGAATATGTAGCGAGGGTTAAGTGAAAATCTTTATAAGAACTATGATGGCAGTTATTGTCATTTTGGCAATCGTCACAACAGTGTATTTTTATATACAAGATACAAAGGGAAGAGCAGAGGCATCCATACCACAAAAACCTAACTTTGAACACACAAACAATCAACAATTTTTAGTTAATGTTTTACAATGTGTGGATTATGTGTATTGAAAAAATAAAGATTTTGAAAAAGTAAACATAGAACTATTACTTGCTCAGGCAGCATTAGAATCTGGTTGGGGTGATAGTCGGTTTGCTAAAGTTGGTAAAAACTTATTTGGTATAAGAACATATGATTTACAAGACCCTCATATGTTACCATCAAACACTCCAAAGAAATGGGGTGTAAGAGTTTATGAACACGAATGTTATAGTGTAGAACACTATATTAAAATACTAAATAATGGTACGAACTTTGTAGATTATAGGAAGTTGAGAGAAGACGGAATTGACGATCCTTTATTACTAGTTGAAACACTTGGCGCTTACGCTTCAGATAAAAATTATTTTCCTAAAATTAAGAGTATAATAAAAAAAATTAGAAAAGAGTATAACATAAAATAATGTTTTTAACTATACTAACGTTTCTATCGGCCATATCTATATCTGTTATAGCGGCTGGGTATTCAATCATAGGTCTAGCGACATTGTTTGCTGGCGCTGTGATACCTATTATTGCTATGGGTTCAGCACTAGAAGTTGGTAAACTCGTTGCCGCCAGTTGGTTATATAACAATTGGAATAGTAACGTACCACGCTTATTAAAAGCATATCTCTTTGGCGCCATTATAGTTTTAATATTCATTACATCAATGGGTATCTTTGGGTTTCTATCAAAGGCACACCTAGACCAAGTTAAACCTACATCAGGTAACAATATCAAAATAGAATTATTAGATAACCAAATCAATCAACAACAAAAGATTATAGACAGATCACAGAAGACACTAGACCAGTTAGACAAGGCGTTAGAAGTTTATATAGAAAAAGAATTTGTTACAAGAGGTTTAAAAGAACGTAAGAAACAAGAAGAAGAAAGAAACACTTTAAATAATGCAATCAATAACGCAAGTGATAAGATTGCTGAACTTACAAATCAAAAGGCATCTTTAAGTTTAGAACAAAATAAGATAGAAGCAGAAGTAGGACCAATTAAATATGTGGCAGAGTTAATCTATGGTGAGAACGCAGAAGATAACTTTGATAAGGCAGTTAGAATTGTTATACTCATACTCATATTTGTATTTGACCCACTCGCTGTACTTCTCTTAATCGCCGCTAACATATCATTAAGACAGTGGCGTATGAAAAGACAACTTACTCAATCTAAAAAACAAGAAGATATTAAAAGTAAGTTAGAACGACAACAAAAGAGATTAAAGAAACTTGGTAAGAAACAGAGAGATTATAAGAAGTTAGTTACACAAATGGGTGATTTTAAAGATATGTCACCTGATGAAATAAAAGTGAAATTGGACCAGATTTATGATTGGAATGATAAGAAGTAGTATCTTAATATTATTAGTGATGATTCTATCAGGTTGTATGAAAACCGTTTGTAGAACAGACACTGATTGTCATAAAAAATTAGATTGGAATAATAAAGGATTTACACTAGTTAGAACAATCGTAACAAATGGGATAAATGTGGGCAATTAGAGGGTTGACAATACCCATAAACTATGATATATTATAAGAATGGAGGTTATATATTATGATTACAGTTGAAGATATGATAAGACTACAATTACCTAAATTGACACCAGATCAAGTTAGAAGAATATCAAATGCAGAGAGAACTTGTCAGAACGCCACAACCGATTGGAGTAAGAACTATTGGTTTACTGTGTTTAAAAAACTATGTGAGAAGTATGGTTGTATGAGTTACTTTAGAAAGGTGATACACTAATGAATATATTTTATTTGGACAAAGACCCTAAAAAGGCAGCAGAATATTCTTGTGATAAACACGTTGTTAAAATGATATTAGAGTCAGCACAGATGTTATGTACAGCACATAGAGTACAAGATGGTAAAATGGTTGTTGGTAAATCTAAAACAGGTAGAAAAAGAACTACATACGAACACCCCAATTCTAATATGGATAAAATATTATATGGTGCGGGTTGGTTAAAACACCCAAGTTGTATTTGGGTTATGGATAGTGCATACAACTATATGTGGTTATATAGACATATGATGGCATTGGGTGATGAGTACACAAAACGATATGGTAAAGTACATTTAACAATTGAAAAGTTAGGTGACTTACTAAAAGACCCACCTAAAAATTCACCACTAAATAAAAAAGGTTATGATGCAACCCCTGCGATGCCAGATGAGTGTAAAATACCTGATGACGTAGTAGGTAGTTATCGTAAATATTACATTATGAAAAAACAAAGATTTGCTACTTGGAAAGCTCCTGCAGTTATACCTGAGTGGTATGTTAAAGGATTAGAAAATGAAAGTCAAAAAGAAATCTAATCCAATGGCAAAAGAAGTAAGAACTTCTAAATACAAACCTAGAGTGGTTAAACCCAAAAAAGGTAAAGGAAGTTATAAACGTAAACAAGAACCAGATGAAGGGTGGAGTGGTATAGTATGATGAATGATGAATTAGAAAAAATAAGTTTAGAAGAGTCTAAAAGACAAACTAAAGAAAGAAAAGACAGAGGTAAAAATATGATAAGACCTTTTACCTTTGAAGAAGAAAAAATATTAAGAGATGGATTAAAGGAGAAAATAAATGGCTGAATATAATAGAAAAAATATGATCGAAGCAATTAAAGATCATGCAAAAGGACATATCAAAAAGCATTCAATGAATGTAGAAATATATTTAAAGAACGCTGCTGGTATTGGTGAGCACCCAGATGTATTGGAAGCAGTAGAAAAAGAACTAAAGATAATTGCAGAGTATGATGACCAATTAGAAGTTATCAAAAAATACTTTGAGCACGATCCATTAAAACCGATACAAAACTAATGCCCATTTATACCTTTAAGAACAAAAAAACAGGTAAAGAGTTTGATGATATGATGTCAATTGCTGAAATGGAAGAATATTTAAGTAATAACAAGCATATCACACAGGTTCTTAAAGGTCTAAATATTGTTAGTAGTACAGGAAGTATAAAGCAAGACGGTGGTTGGAAAGATAATTTAAGTAGAATTGCCGAAGCGCATCCAAACAGTGCACTTGCTGAACGATACGGTAAAAAAGATATTAAGAAAATAAAAACAGAACAAGCACTAGCAAAAAATAAAAGAAGATTACGAGGTAAAAAATAATGGCAGACGATATACCAGATTATATGCGTGGGTTTGATCTCAATGAAGATTGGGGTATAACACCAGTATCAAAACCACCAGAACAAGAAACACAACCCGCCATTGATCCTAAAGTATTAGAAGATTCAAATTTAGAACTTTCAAAAGTAAAATCAGATGTATCAG